GAAAGAATCGTATTAACTAATGCTATTGCTTTTGTTAAATCTTCTACTTCATATTTCTTATAATTTAATGACCCAATTTGAGCCTTTAATTCTGCTTTAAGCTTTTCAGTTTGCTCTTTTGACATACCTTTGATAGCTTCATCAATTTGAGCAACTAATGATTCTGGTGAATCTGCTTGTTTTTCTGCTTGAATATAATCTTTTACCTTTTCTTCACGCTCTTGCTCTTGCTCTACTTTCGCTTGAGCAACTGCTTTAGTGTCACCATCATAAGAAGCTAATACTGCTTTCTCAAATGTTTGAACAAATAAGTCTACATCATATTCAATCTTATCTGGCACATTCTCAAAGCGTGAGCCTGCTTCGATATCACCATCACTTCGGAAGTGAATATAGCGATTCTCTAATACAGAACCATTGCTTACTTCTTTGTTAATAGAGATGTAGATGATAAAATCTGACATATTTACAAACAGATTCTTAGCTTTTTCTGGAAGTGTAACAGTGGTTTTATCGAATGTTTGACCATTCTTTAACTCAATCTTCTTCTCTTTATCATGTGTAATAGCGAAGATTCCTAATCCAATGCTTTGTAATCGTTTGATTTGCTTGTCAACTTCATCTGCTACCATTTGATAGCCTGCTCCCCAAGCAATATCGCCAATCGCCTTAATCTTAGCGTCTTTCTTAGCAATACGCTCACGCTTAACTACGAATTCTGTAGCATACTGATATAAGTAATCTAAAGTATCTAAACCAATCCATTTGTATGTGATTTGTTCTCTATGCTCAACCAATTGGTCTACTAAAGCAATAAAGTCTTTCCACTCATTAATTGATACTGCATGGATACCATTTAAGGCTTTGTAACCTTCCTCAAACGCTACTAATAAAGCTTTATCAAGTCCACCAATATATTCAGATTGTGCTAGTTTATAGAACAGAGTTGTCTTCCCTGCTTTACCCACACCATAACATAGGATAAAATATTCAGATAAGATAGCTTTCGGTTGATTTGGTTGAATATTAAGTATATTAATCATTAATAAATTTCCCCTTTATATTTGAATTTATATATAAGGGGTACTACATCTTGTTTAGCACCCCTAGAATTAATAGGTTTAACTAAACAAGATTAGCTGAATGGTAAATCTTCAATTTCTTCTTCATCTTCATCAGAGAAGTCATCTCCACCAGAGCCTTTTACATCTCCATTGAATGCGTCTTCTTCTTCAGAAACGAAGTCTTCTTCATTGTATTTCTTTTGCTCATAAGAAGCTGAATCTACTGAAGTAACTTGTAGTTCTTGAACATAATTAGTAATGTATGATGTTTCGAAATCGTTTTTGATTTCGTCATCTCCACCCCAATCATCTCCATCATCCACAGAACCCTCAACAGGCGCTTCCTCACGAATTGAAGAATTGATGATTAAGCCATATACTTTAATAAAATCACCAAATGATAAGCGTTTCGCCATGTTGTTAGCAAGCTTTGGATATTTCTCACCATCAACTGTAAATGTAGCATTTACTGATTCGCCACCATATTTGATAACTTTAGCATTAATGATTAATTTCTTAGTTTCTTCATCAACCATAGTTTCAGTTACTACGATTTCTTGTTCGAATTGAGATACTTCTTTAAAGTCCTCTGCTCCGAAGTTTAATTCTTCATCAATCTTAGTAATAGATTTAATGATGAATTTTTGTGATTCTTTCACTTGACCTTGTTGGTTTTGGTACTCTTGGAAGTCAATTTCTCCATTAATGCGTACTACATCACCATCAGTTAAATTAGTATGAATATAGTCAATTGCGTCAAATTCTACTTGCACTTGACGAAGTTTTTTACCATCAGTACCATCTTCAATGAACATGTTTACACCCATCACTTTGAAATCTCCATGATTATCAGAGCGATTCGCCCAATTAATCTTCTTAGATTCCTTAGCTTTTTGACTATAAGCATATACATGTTCTCTTTCCATTCCAAATAGTTCTACTTTCACTCGATTAATTGGTGAAGTTTCTACGAAGAATGAGATAGTCTTGAAAGGCTTGTCTGATTTAGTAAAACCTTCCTTGAATGCGTTTTCGTTCTTAATGCCTTTAACAAATCCAGTTAATTTAATTTTTCCTTTAGTCTGCTCAAGTGTTGTTGCCATGTAAACATCTCTCCATTATAATGTATAAATTTAGTTGCCCCAACCTTCTGCAACCATATGATTGAGCCTAAAGCCTATTTGCCCAATCCCTTTATGTTATGAGAGTTTTTATGTTTTATTGGCTTTTCATGTTTTAAATGTTATATATTTTATTTGGCACTTACTTTGCTGAAAGAAAGCTAAAGCAATCCTTCAACAATATTAAGTGTAAACCACTTTGTCAAAAGTGTCAAGCACTTTTTATGAAATTTTTTCAACCTCATAATTATGTAGTGCAATCAACTTAATTGCTTGAAAAGGATTGTACATTTTGTACTCTACCAATTTATCATATAAAAATTCGAGTGTCAACCCATTTTCTAAAATTTGTTCTACTTTATTTAGTAGAACCGTATTCATTTTTGTCTTTAAAACATTTTCCACAGCTTCCTGTGTATTTCCCTCTTGGCAGTCACTTACAAACTGCTCTTTCGAAGGAATAGACTGTTTTAAATGCATGATATACATGTGAACTAATTGTAAGTTCCCTCTAAATTTACCATCATTTTCTAGAATGAAATTCTGGAAATCTGATAACTCACTTTCGTTAGTAACTACCGTTTGAATGTCCTTTAACAACTTACCCTTCAACCCTAGTTCGACTAAAAAACTATTAACTTTGTTACTCAACTTACTTTTCCCCTCTCTGGTAACGCCTTAAAAATTTGTCTTTATATTTATATTTCCCTCTTGAAATGAAACTATGGAATCGCTACCAATCTAGCGATTTCTCTACGTTATAATATTATAACATAGGCTTTTGTCGCTAGGTAGAATACGATACTTAAATTTATATTAAGCATTGCTTAATCATTAGTTAAGTTTTACTTACATTAATGTAAGTAAAACTTAATTCAGAATCAAGTGATACTAAATATTAAAAAAATTTAAGAAGTATATCATTTACTCTTTAATTATAATTTATTACCATAATAATAGTCAATAAATATTTATACAATTTCGACATAAAATATTAAGAACTTTGTCATAAATTTGACACGATTCGTCACGAATTTGTAATATACCATATTATTCCAGTTAGTTTCTTCGACAATTGCTACGTTTCGACTTCATGATTCGACAAAGTTTCGGCAAAAAAAATTAGTGAGAAAAGGATATAGTTCTATATCAGTATAATGATTGATATAAAGCCATATACTTTTCCCACTAAGGTCATTGTATATTTATTCAAGATATATATTCAGAATATACAATAAAAAACCTTTTAACTTTAACATTATTCATTACATAACCCCCATTTCATGTGCATATACTTCTCTAACTGTTTCTTCATTTAAAAAGTCTTTTAATGACCACTTGTATTTCATTCCATATTTTTTACAAATCGCTTCTATATTAGTTCTGTCTAATGTACCATTATTATCCAATATTTTCTTTGCTTCATATAACATTCCACTACGCACTATATTTTTCGTTGTTAAAATATCTTGATATTCTTCAAATTCTTCTAATGATTTTATCATTTCTAATCTATTGTATACTGTATAATGACTTACTGCTTTATCAATTCCATCTTTATTAGTTGCTGTTGGTTTCAATATGTAACTAGATGATGGAAGTGATACCACATCTTTAATATTGTCAGAATAATCTACTTGTCCATTGCGCTTATAGTATTCTACTTCAGTGTGTGCTAGTAAAGCTAAATCTAATGTTCTCTTATCTGCTTTAAAAGGTCTTTGATTTCCTTTTGAATCTATTAATATCAATTCATTATCATTTTCTAACGCAAAGTCTACTTGATTTCTAGTTAATGATGTAAGTTCTGATACTTGAGAGCCTTGAATACCATCAAATAATGCTTGAATTATAAATGAATCTTGAGCATTTACAAGTGTGAAAATAATTGCTTCAATCTCACCTTTTGATAAATATAAGCTATTCTGATTTTCTACGAAGTTGGCAAAATATTCTTGATTTCTTTTTAAAGGATTAATATCTAATTTTGAGTATGCTTTATCCATACCCCATTGAATATAACTAGAAATAACATTGCAATATGTTCTTGCAGATTGCTTTGTTTTAGGTTTAATGTACTGCTTAATAAAGTATTCTATCATGTCATTATCAAAATTGTATAAATTCTCATTATATTTAGTTTCTATCGGCATTGATTTCTTAAATATTCTTTTATACACTTCTTTAGTATCATTGTTTTCAAATTGTTCTAAAAATTCTGTCTTTATCTCGTTATCGAAAAACACCTTATCCACTCATATCCTCTCCTAAGTTATTAGTTAATACCCCTTCTTTTTTTGGCAATTATACACTTGCAAGTTCATTATACCAACTTTCAGTATAAAAGTAAAGAAAGAAAATAGGGTATCACTTAGGATACCCTATCGGATTAGGCTTTAACAACTTCGGCTTTGCCAGTTTGAGCGTTTGGCTTTCCTGTAGCTTGACCAGTTGCGTTTACCCCTTTCTCATTGACTTCATTTGTTTTTGCGTTTTTAGCAGTTTCTTCAATGTTCTTTAAATATTCTTCAAAGTCCATACCCATTTCGAATAAGCGAATTAATACATTGTCTTTCTTAGATGAACCAGATTGGCAAGATTGACCATAATCAGATTCAACACTGTAGTTAGTGATTAAGAAGTTTCTGATAAACTCACCAAAGATGTTAGGCTTAACTTTTAATTCCATTGCTTTTTGAGCAGTGAAGAAAATCATTGGAACATGAATCTTTTTAAGTGCTTTAGTACGCTCTGAATAATCAAAGCTTGCAACAGCCATATTTAAATAGTGAGAAGTTAGTTCGAACTTCTTAATTAATTCATCTGCTAATACTTGTTTTGTTTCTTTTAAGCGTAATACATAATCAGAGATTTGAGTAGAACCAAAGCCTTTGATATTGTCTTTACCTTCATCTAATAGCATTGCGATTTGAAGGATAATTTCTTGGTCAACAAAGCGATTTCTAGCTTTTCCAGTTAATGCGATATCATCTGCGAAGAACTCTAATTCTGCAATGTAGTTGATTTGTTCAATTAATTCAGAGTGCATTGCTCTTGTTAATTCGATTTTCGATAACGCTGAACCACTGTTCCAACGCACAAATAATTGGTCAACTTCTTCTTCAGACATGTGTTTTAACTTTACAAGAGTAAGTGTTTCAGATTGAATTTCATCTCTCATATCTTCTTGTAGGTCTGCAAATTTATGACCTTTAATTTCATGACCAAACACAGCAGGAGTTTTCTTAGATAATGCCCACTCACCATTTAAGAATGAGATGATAGTAGTTAAGCGTTGCTTTCCATCTAAGAACCATAAGTTATCATCATCAGTTTCTTGCACCATTACAGGTGGTACTGGATATCCATATAAGATAGAGTGAATTAGCATTGATTTTTGGTCAAGTGACCATACTTCATTTCGTTGGATTGCTAAGTCAAAGCGTAATTTATCTTTTAATTTGAATAATTGTTTAATTGTGTAGTTCTTGTTAGATTTGTCAATTCTAGTTGCTCTTGCGAATGGGATTAGTGTTTTTTCTTCACTATCTTTTGTACCTTTTGGTTTGTTGTCTGCTTTGTTGTCTGCTTTTGCATTGCTTGGTTTTGCTTCTGCATTTGGTGTGTCATTCTTAGGTGTTTCTGCTTTAGCTGAAGGTGTAGCACCTTTATCTTCTGCTTTCACATCAGTTTTAACTTCATTTTTAACATCTGTTTTAACTTCTGGCTTGCTTTCTGCTTTCACATCTGTTTTAGTTGTATCTGCTTTAGTTACAGTTGGTTCTGCTTTAGGTGATACAGTATTTGGTGTAGTGGCAGTATCTTGACCTTTAACTTCAGTTGGTTTAGGTGTTGGTGTTGCTAAAACATTTGTTGGTGTAGTAGGTTGACCTTTAACTTCATTCTTAACTTCATTTTTTCCATCATTTTTAACATTTTTCACATCTGTCACTCCTTTAGCGTTTGTGTTGTTTTTGTTTCCTTCTAATACTTTTGCCATTTTAATTTTCCTCTTTTCATTTTATAATTTTTTTGTTTGTTTTTCAATTCATAAATATTGTACAGATTAAAGCGATAAATATAATCAGTAAGTAAAATTTTACTATTGTGTTTGTTAGTGGTATTCCACTCAATCTTCTATGCCATTTGTGTATAGGACTAAGCTTATCCCAATCATTTGGCTTCCAAAGATATTTTGGTTTATCATTCATGTTGTAAAATTCCCTTCCACATTAAACATTATAGCACAGTTTTTTATTTTGCATACATAAAATTGTGAAATAATGTTCGACATTATTCGTGGAGGTCATCATCAAAATCATCTTCAGATTCTTCATCTTTAAACCAACCAATACATGCTCCATCTCCCTCTTGACTACCATAATAGTATCCTTTAGGTGAGATTTCCATAAAGTAGTTAAATACATCTTCATTCCAAATTTCATTTGCTTCTTGTTCTTTATCTTGCGGTATGCTTGCTTCTCCATAGTATTGTTTAGCAAACAATCCTTCGTCAATGACACCATCTACATCAAACACTGAAAGTATTTCTTTTCTAAGCTTGTCATTCAATTCGTTGTTCTTTAAGAAATCATATGCTTTAGGTAAAAGATGTTGGAGATTTAAAGTTCCATCTGAAAGAACAAAACCTTCATTATTAATAACAAATTCATGAAACTCATTAATTGCTTCATTTTTTTCTTCCATTTAACTTCCCCCTTCTATTTATAACTACTTATCAATTTGTAATTTGTGTGCAAATTGTTAATTAAAAGTTTACGGTGCAAGCAAATAAAAATCACCAAGATATTCTCGTTTGTATTGTTCCATGACGCTAGGGTGAATCCTACGAGCAACCTTAAAAATTTCATGTTCATCTATTTCTAAAAATCCTGCTATCCTTAATAATAATTCATCATTAGGTTCATTGACACCATTGATAACACCACTAAACCAAGTACCACTAACATTCAATACTTCTTTAGCCATATAGTTTCTAGATAGCTTTCTACCCATCTTGATTTTACCATTGCGCTTTAATTCAGCTTCTTTTTCAACCATTTTTCTTTCGATATACTTACCTAGTTCTTCTTTAATGATATTTGTCAATGTTACCACCTTCTTGTTTATTTAATAGTAAGGATAGTATAACACCATCCCTACTATTCTTCAACCTTCTCTGTTAAAAATTTTTCGATTCCTAATCTTTCAATTACATCATTCCAACTGCTACCAACAACATACTTAGTGTAGTCAATACTAGTTGGTCTAAACATACTAATAAATTCTTCATCAATGTAGCCATATGTCAAAGCTTGATAAGCCATATATTTAGGTGACATGTCCATTCCACAACCTTGTAAGAATAGATAACTATCACCATCATCATCTCTATCATCATTGGTGATAGTAAGAACACCTAATCCAACCTTTTGAGCAACATCTTTATCAACATGGTTATTGTAGTTGATTACAATGTTCCAATAGATTTCATCATATTCTTGTTCAAGGTCTTCTGTGTTGTCATTAATCCAATCTTGCTTCAATTCTTCAAGTTTTTCATTTGCTTCATCTTCATCATTCAATGAATCCTCAACAATTTCACCTTGCTCATTTCTGATAATCCATTCATCATTATCAGTTTCTTCTACTGAATACTGTTCAAATAGCTTGTCTGCTTTTTCTTCGATAGCTTGACTGTATTCTGCTTCACTTTCCCATTCATTACCTTCACTATCTTTGTAAATATAAGTATCAATCTCGTAATCTTCAATATAATTAAGATTGCCAACATTAGTTTTGTTTTCTTGAAATCTACCAATAGGAACGAAAGCAGTTAAATCATTTTTATTTGCTTCAACTACTTTTTCATATAACTCATTGAATTGTTTCTTAATTTCTTCATCACTAATAAAACTTAACATTTGCCATTTAATTCTTTCTAATTTCCCACTCATTGTTTTTCCCTCCACTTATCTTCTATTTGTTTTTCTGTTACTTCTTTTGTCATTACCTTGTACATATCTTTATATGCTTCATCTTTGTTGTCATAAGAACCCAATACCTTAACTAAGTGATATACTCCCTTGCCACTTTCAATAACACTAAAGGAAGGACTTGTATTATATTTAACCTCCATTTTATCAATCCTCTCATTAATAACTACTTATGTAATAAACTTTTGTGTGCAATTATTTTTATCTTTCAATCAAACATACTCAATAGAATATATTTGAGTGAAGGATAAAAGCTATTGCTTCTATCCTATCAAATGCTACATTGACATAAATTCATCAAATGTAACATTTGATTTAGGTGGGTATACAACTACTGTATTCATGTCAGTATCAGATTCTAGGGCAAGAAGCAACATAAATACTTCTTCCTTAGTTTTACATTCTTCTAAAACATTTCCACCTTCATCATTTGAATGATAGGAAACTAGCCAATTTTCGACTTTCCCTTTTGGAATTAAGTTGACTTTTTGTTGTGACTTCATTACAATCACCTCACTTGGAATTATTTACTAATCAATCGTAACACACCATATTTCGGTGTGTCAACTGTTAGCTTACACTTTAATTTTCGCCAAGAATCAACTATTTTAAACATTATTTTTAATCTTTTTTAATCTTCTTTAAAAAGATTTCTCGATACTCTCTTGTTTCTTCTGCTTCTTTTTCTGTCATTTTTATTTTTCCTTCACCTTCACAAAGGTCACATGTAAGATTGTAAGTCAATGAGTTTCCCCACATATCATCATAAGCGTCTTCATATTCACCTTTGCCAAGACAATGATGACATGTTTCTTCTACCATCTTCTCTGTCATCTCATTCACTCCTTAGTGCTTAGTGTATTGGTTTGTCACTGAATTTAGCTAGTAGTCTACCATATAAGTTAGCTTTATCAGTAGATTGTAAAGCAGTTATTAACTCTTTGTTAAATTTTTGATTTAACATTTCTTTCAAGCTTTTATTCTCATATCCTTTAACTACTAATTGCAAGTAAATATCCAACATTAATGATAAATCATTTTCATCATTTTCAGAATTATATAAGAAGAACTCACCTTTATACTCTCCTTCGAGCATTCTGATAATCCCAAAACCACAATCCATTGCAGTGTTGAAATCAACCATTCCTTCTGTGAGATGATATAATCCAACTTCCTCTTTTAATGGTCTAGTGGATTGAATAAATAACACTTTATGTTTATCGCCATAGTTTTCATTGATTAAATCAATAAGAATACTATCACCTTTATCGCTATTGGCAATTTCAAGAATATCTTTCTTAAAATATCTACCAAATGGTATAAGTTCCATGTCCTCGTTTGTTACTGCGATTGTAAGAATCTCGTAATCTTTATTTTGAACTAAATCATTTACTGTCACCTTGTCAATTGTTAACATTTAATTCCTCCTTCATTAATAACTACATTTTAAATCTATTTTTGTGTGCATTTTATTCATCTTTCCATCTAGGGTCTTCAAAATCTTCCCTAAGATTGAATCGCTTAATCATTTCTGCTTGAAGATATTCTGATTCTTGAACAGTTTTCTTTGTTAATCCTCTACGAGAATTTTCTTCATTCGTTTGACGAACTGCATTCCAATGATATGCTCTTAATAATGCTGAATCACTCATGTTAGCAA